ATCAGTTGCATCACTTGATACACGTAGTGCAAGTTGTCTTCCACGTATGCGTGTGTCCTGTTTTTCTGTTGAAGTTGAAACGGCGTATGGTCCATGTGTTGTTTGTGAAGCTGCTGGGTAAGATCGTGACTTAACTGTTATATCTACGTCACCAACTTGATTTTTAAAGTCAGGAATAAAACGAGCAATAGATAATAATTGATCTCCATCACCAATATCAATATCACCCGATTCAATATACGCTGTCATTGCTGATCCTGCGGCATTAACACCTTTTTCTTGTGCATAGACAAATGTTCTTCCATCTTTGTTTCCATAGATTGTAGAGATAGTTGATGTAGAATCAGAAGAATCATATTCTGTTGCATACGGATTTGGATATACACCACGATCTGCCCATGTGCTTCGTGAAAGCGTTCCAGTATACCATAAGTTTTCTGCATAATTAAATGTTACGTGCCTATCTATCTGCAGTGAATCTGCTGATGGGTAAAACCATACTATTTCATTAAAATCTGAATTAGATGCGCAATAAACTTCATTGGATGCGTTTTTATTAATATCATCAAATACATAATCTTGTACGCTGCACGGTATTTTTTGAACCGCACCATCGAATGTGAAGAATGAGTCATTACCCATCCAATAAGCTTTACCACTTACATCAATTCCTGCATCAACTCCTACGGCGCCACAGTTATCACCTAGTTGTTTAAATCCAAAAGTGAAAGGCGGACCAATAAATTGCATTTGATATAATGCTGTATCAGTCCAAATAAGAACAGCACCCCTAGATCTAACGGCAGAAACAATTTTATTTCCTGATGTTAATCTTTGTGATCCTGCTGTGTTTGTTGATGATGGTGTCCATGTATTCACTGTTTCTTGATCAGACCAACGTATAAACATATTATCTTGTGTAGTCG